AAAATCAAGAAACTCTATTGAAGGAGTATTTTCAGGACTAACACCATCATCAAGAGGATCTACATGTTTTAATTGTCCTATTTTATAAATTTTAGAATAACCAGGATTACCATCAATATATTTGTATAATATATAAAATAAATTAATTTGAAATAAGTTAATATAATCTTTTACTCCTGGAGAATCATCTGCCTTTACTACATATCCAGGAGTAAAAGTCTGATTTGGATCTGGATTTAAATACATTTGATAATCAAGAGAATCATTAGCACTTATTGTAGGCATATAATCGTTTAAATCTACTCCAACACTACCACTTAATAATCCACCTTCAAAGCATAACCCACCATTACCGGCAAAACAATAATAATCAAAATGCCTCCTTACAAAATAATTAAAATTAATACCTTCAATACCATACGCATTGTTTGAAGTATATGCTCCAACTACAGTATCATAGTTATTCGGATATATAACTCCCCAAGTATTAGTACCAACAGGAGTAGTTGTACTTTTATTAATCATATAAACATTTGCTATTCCTGCCGTTCCTGAAGCTACTGGAATTGTAAGTGTAAGTGGATTTAGTCCGTTACATCTACTAAGTGTTAAATCTCCAGTATTAGAATCAAATGAAGCATCAACAAACGCACCTGGACAAAGAACAGTAAGATTTTGTGTAGTACCATCCTGATACTGAATTACTAAATCATTTCCTGATAAAGTAACATCTGTTACTCTGTTGATATTTATTGTAGTACTTGTACCATCAGAAAAATACATAGTAAACGAAGAATGATCTGATGCTTCTACTATATTATAAATATATTTTAACGGATAATCTGTAATTGTTCCATCTCCGTAAGTAACTCTCATTGTATCTAAAATACCATCTATAGGAGTTATTAAATCTAAAAATTCAACATCAGTGACTAAATCGGGAGAATTTTCACAAGTACAAGGAATATTAAATGTCTGTGAAGTTGCATCTTCATAAGTAACAATAAGCGTATCTCCTGCTATTGTAACCTGACTTACATCATTGTCTTCATCATGCAATGTAGTATTAATCTGCTGTAAAGTATTATTAATATTATCTATATTCTCTCCCAGACAACATGCTATCTCATGAAGACTTTGTTGAATTGTTTTATTTTTTATTGGCATAATGATTTCTTAATAATAAAAAGCAGAAGAGAGTTTTACCTCTCTTCTACTTAAAGTTAAAAAACATTAAAAATCTCCAGACATATGGAAATTGTAATTATTAGACAAATGAGAAAACATATTATCTATACTATTTTCTAATAATGTTGGACTAGCATTACAGTCTGTTACTGGAACTGCTAAGATAGTTCTCATAGTATCTTTATATGAACCAAAACCACCTGTTACATTATTACTATAACTAATATAGTAAAGAACATACATCTTATTTAAATCAGCGTAAGAGGTAAAATTCATAGCTCCTACACCATAATAAGCAGATGCTCTTAATACTCCTGGATCACCGTTAAATCCTCCTGCAAGATATTCCATTATTCTAACTTGGTATCCTGTTCCTCTTGCATAGGTAAGAGATTGTATTTCTGTTATTGTAGAACCATTAGATACCATCCCATCAATAGGAGAAACAAGAATAGAAGTTTCTGGTAAAGGAAGATAATTTAAACTAAAAGCACAGTAAGACTCAATAGATGCAGGAACAGTTGTAATTCTGATGATAGGACAATCTGCTTCTAACAAAGAAGTATCTAAAGTATTATCACCATCAATATCAACTTCAAAATCTGAACTTGCAACTAAAGCATTCCAAGCAGTTACATCAGCAACAGGTGTAAAACCGTAGATATTACTAGCACCACCATTTCCCATAGGATAAGCATAATACCCTACCTGTGCTGTAAATAACCCATCAGGGTCTAAATTTATTGCATGTGCTAAATTAAAGGCTGTAGTTACACAATTACCTTCAGGACATGCACAGTCGTCTTCAGGACATTGAGGACTTACAACAAAAGATTTTATCAATGGATTGGTTCCATTAATATACATTGTTTCCCCATTTTTTATTGAAAAGCGTAAACCAAAATTGTCTGAACAATTTATAGTTCCCATCTTGACATCAATTATCTGTGCCTGAGAGAGATGACATTTAACCTTTGTTACATCATAGATGCCTTTAACATCAATATAATCTCCTGCTGATTTTAAGAAAGGACTTTCATTTGCATTAGGAGAATAAGCAACATAAAACTTAGTTAAATTTGTTGGAATATTCCCTGCTATAAATGATAAATTATTATCATAATTTACAAATCCCATTCTATCAGCTCCAGCTATCGTTGATAAATTAGAGTTATCAGCTGCTTCTTGAGTAGCTTCACTAAATACTAACACTTGTGTTAGTGGATTATTTCTTTCAACCATAATATATTATTTTTTTTTGGTTAATTATTTGCTAAATTGACTTTTAATTGACTATATTGAATTGCAGGACTTGCTAAATTACCTTGAGCTATCATCACTGCATAATCAATAATCTCATTATGTGCTACCTCTGGTAATTCACAATCCGCTGTTCCTGATAATAATGTTGTTCCATCAGGTAATATATAGCTGCCACCTGGAAAGTCTTCAGCATTATGCATATATCTCGGTCTTCTAATATAGTTTAAACACAATGATGTAATAACTGTTATATCATCACTATATATCTCTATACCATTCTCAAAAAATGTCCCATTGATGATATTCCAATATATATCGCTCTTATTAAAATAACTATCTATAAACCTGTCATCATGCTGTTGAATAGTTAATACAGATGATATGTTATCACATTCTGGAGTATGCCCATAGACATTACCTGAGATATAAAACATATAATCATTAGGCAAGATAGCAAGATATCTATTATTTCCCATTGAAGTAACTGGTATGCAGTTTCCAATAGATTGTGAAACAACTAATGTCCTCAACTCATCAATAATACGCTGACTAACTTCAAAGCCATAGTTTTTCTTATTACTCATTGGCTCTGCTAACCTATGGATAAATACATCTTGTGCATGATTTAGATATAAATCAATCTGTGGAATTAAAAAATTCCTATTTTGCTGAGAATCTGCTTTTTGCAGTCTCTCTTTGAAATATAGATGCATTGTCTTAATATCCATAGAATATTAATTCAGCTTTGAATAGATTATACTCTTTATCTTGTCTCCATCTTCACTGATTAAAAACTTTATAGAAGAATCTAAATCTTCTCCTAACTTTGTTCCCATATAATAGAGAGCAAGACCTTTAACTTTAATTACCATTTTGTTTATACCCTCATACAACAGGGCTTTAGCACTTAAATATGCTTTATCAGTTTTAGATAAATCAATGAACTCATCAGGTTTTTCATTTATTAACTCATCTAAGTAAACATCTATATTGTCTTCGTCCATATGCTTAACATCTTTATTACTTAATATCTGTACAATACTTATCTTTTGATTCTTTGTCAGTGAAGACATTAGTTTATAACATTGTTTTTTCTTTGCAACTTTTGTAGCCTTCTTTTCTACTTCTTCCTGCTCACTATATATATAATGTGTTGCATCAGGAAAGTTACCTTCTTCCCACTCCCTATAAGAGTTGGCAACAAATTTTGATGCCTTCAAATTTTTGTATTTGATGTAACCTAATGGGTCACTGGTATCAATAACAATTGTCTTATTTGGCAGTCTAATCTTAGATGCTTTAGACGACCAATAAGGATGAGGTTTACCTTGTACATATGTATCTGACAAATCAATATTTTTTAACTTTTGACTAAGCATCTTGACATCTTCCTCTGTTAATCCTGTGGCATATTTTCTCGTCGTAGGATCTACTAAAATATCAATAATAATACCTTGAGAAAAGTCATCTTTCCCTTCTTTTCCATGCCATTTTTTTAAAGGCAGTGGTCTTACTTCAACTATCATAAATTATTTTTAAGAGTTATTTAAAAATATCTGCAAATATAAAGTTTTTTTAAAAAAGTGAGGAAATTTTTTAATTTCCTCACTTTATTATTTAACCATTATTAATTTCTACGCAATACTAACATTCCACAACGAGTAGGATCTGCAATATGAATACCTTCTTTTGTTTGGATATGCATCTCATAATAATCTCCTGAATGAGACATCAGCTTATTATTATTTGGTCCATAAGGATTAGTTAATCCAGCAACATAACCAAGTTTTGTAGAACGATCTTTTTTGATGATCTTGATATTAGAATCACCTGCTTCTCCTGAAAAATCCATAAAGTAAAACTTCATTGATTCAAGAGGATAACCTGTAATTGGATCAATCTCACTATTAATACTTCTATCATCTTGAACAGGATTATGAACTAATTCAAGGATAGCACCATTAGGCATTAGATATTTAACAAATTGATAACCTACCTGTAGTGCGTTAGTATTATAGTCAGATTTTGCTTGTTTTATGAAATAACTATCAAGGATAGTTATATTACCATGATTTGTAATCCAGTCTTGCATTGCACGATGGAAAAGTAATAAACCATATTCTCCTGTGAAAGCTTTAATAGATCTCTGTCCACCTGGCTTTATTCTGCCATAAAATACATCCATAAGATATTCTTCAATAAGAGTAGATGTTAAGTCAGTATAATATTCTGTAATTCCTGAATCAGTAAGTATTTCATCTACACCAGGACCAGAATATATAGGACGACCATTAGCATCAAGAACTGTATTAGTGCTACGAGAATACCATTTACCTAATTCAAGTTCACGATACCATTGTTTCCAATATTCTACCTCCGCATATTTAATCCAGAAAGAACGTAATTTGCCTGTGCTATCTGGAATATTTACTGCTAACACTTCTTCATCTACATCACCTGTAACTTTATATTGTTTACGATAACGAGATAATCTTGACTTTAATGTGATAGGAAGTGAATATTGTGTTGAGCCAGACTGTTCTGATGCTTCACCATATTGAGAGAATAGTTTAGGCCATTCAGAGCCTACTGTCATATAAGAAGGATTTAAGAATGCTGAATCACTGTCATTCATCAGACGGACAGTATAAAGATAACCATTACCATAAGGTGTTGGACTATCTACAATTCTTACAAGAGATTGTTTATTTCCTTTAGGTGCTAGAATATCACCAGGTAAATACCAGTTTTCATCTAAGACAACTCTAAAAGATGCTTTAAACTTACCAGGAGTTGCATTTGCACTTTCTATGTTTTCTACTACTACCAATGGTCTTGTTGAAGCACTTCTTAAACTCCATTCCCACTCATCACTCTTAATTAACTTTATTGACTTTCCACCCAATATCGTAGTTAATGGGTTGCCTGAATAAATATAAGAGGTAAATAACTGTGTTATCTTATCCTCAAATATTTCTGGTTTTATAATCATGGCGGCGCCAAGATGATTTTTTTCTGTCATGTTAGCATGCCAGGGCATTCTACGAATCACCATGTTTGAATTAAATACGCTCATATCTATTTTTTATTTATCAGTTAAAAAAATTCCAAATTCCATCACTTGCACCATCTCTACTTGATGATACAGGTCTTGCTTGTTTACTTGTTCTAAACAATTTTTCTTTAGTATCTTTTATTACTTTCTTCTCTATACCTTGTTTAAACATGTCCATACTATATTTATCCATTGCCCAATTAGCAACAAGAACTAATGCTTCTTTATTGTTAAACAAGTCATTTAAAGCTTTCTGCATTGGTGTTATATAACTATTACCTACCTTGATAGTAGGATTAGTAATGAAGTTATATATCTCTTTTCTTCTTTCTTTTGTTATGTTGATGCCATTAAATGATTCTGTATCTTGAATAAACTTATTTAAATCAGATTTATAAAGTTCTATTTTTTCTTTTGCTTCTGCATTTTCTTTTTCTTGTCTTTTTAACATTTCCTTTTCTTCATTAATTTTATTATCAATAACTTTCTTATGATATTTCTCAGCATATTCACTTAATTTGCCATCATCTTTTAATAACTTTATTCTTGACTTTATATCATCAATATCCATATCACTATATTTACTATAATAGTTTGTTAAGAATTCTTCTGCCTTTGTTTCGTCATTATAGTCAAATGCATCACTGTTGATATCAGAATTCATTATTTCAAAGAACTTTTGTGTTGAACCACCTTGTAACTTATATTGTATAAATAGCTTTGACTCCTCATCTAACGACTGTAGAAAATTATTTATAGATTCATCTACCCTATTTTCTATCTCTTTTTTCTGAAGTTCTATAAATCTCTCTTCATCAATCTTTTCATCATCTTTTATCTCTATACTTTTAAGTACTCCGATATCTTTAAGGTCTTTTATTAAGTCAGAATAAAAATCTTCATTCCGAAGTTCTTCTTTTTTTTCTTCTTCTTTAAAAGGAAGTTCTTCATCCTTTTTCTTCTTCTTTAAAAGGAAGTTCTTCATCCCTTTTTTCTTCTTCTTTAATTTCTTCTTTAACTTCTTTTCTACTTTCTACTATTTTTTCTTCATCCTTTTTTTCTTCGTTTTCTACTTTTTCTTCTTTCTTCTCTTTTTCTAAATCAAAATTAAAACCTGTTGTGGTTTCATCCCACTTAAAGTTATCCAAAACATTTGTTACATTTGCCATAAAAAAATATATTTTACAAATTTACGATAATATCAATAAAAAATATTGATACTTTTTTTGATTACAGTTAATTGTTAGTCATCTAACTTGACCTATCTTTTTGACTATTTTTTTATTTATTTTTATTTTCCGACTTATTTTTTGACTTATTTTCTTGTTTTAACTTCTCAATTTTTAGTCTCTCTTTATCTACCTCTTTCTGATGTTTAAACTTCTCTTCATCAAGTTTTTGTTTTCTCTGCTTTATTTCAGCGTCAATACCTTTCTTATAGATTTCCATAACATCAGGAATACCATCTTTATCAAGGTCTTTATTTTCATTAAAACCTGTTGAAAGCATTGCTTGTTTCTGTAAATCATATTCACCTTTTAATTTCTCCTGTTTTAGCCTGTTTTCTCCTTCTGCATTTATTTCATCTAACTTATTCTTATGTTTGATATTTTCTATCTCTTTTGCCTGCTCTGCTGCTATCTGTAATTCCTGCTGTCTTAATTTCTCTATCTTATTTTTAGCATCAGTAAGATAACCCTGTGCCTCAGCAAGACTTTTAGATTTTATCACCTTTAAGATAGCATCTAAGTCTATCATCTGATTTTGTAATGCAGCCTGTGAGAGATTTTCTATCTTCAACTTGATATCATAAATCTTGTCATTATTATTTACAAATACATCGTAGGTAGAACTATCAAGTAGAAATTGATCAACATTGATAAGAACAGATTGTAAGTCATCAGTAATATATTTTAAAGACTTTTTCTCTCTGGTGCTATATAATACTTTGGCTGTCTCTAATATTCCTTTTAAAACACTTTGTTTTAATATATCGTGTAAAGCGAAGAAAGGTCTTAATATCTTATTACTCTGTAAGATAGCTTGTTGTGCATTAGTAACTGCTTGTCTATTCTGAAATTGTCCTTCCATCTCTTTTGTTATACCTACTGACTCTCCTACTCTGTCATTAATATATTGTGCTAAATATATATATCTCTGTATATCTCCGCTATAACTCATATCTACTTCTTTGATATTACTTGCAATATTAAGATCACCTCTATTACCTTCTTCATTAGGATTTAAAAAACCTATATCCTTGTTATCTAATAAGGCAAGGAAATCATCAAGGGTTATCCCTTTTGATTGTGGAACCATATTTAGGTTCATAAATATCTTTTTTCCTTTATCAGAATAAATAAGTTTTTCTAACTTACTTATCACTATATCATAGAGATATTGATAAGGTTTTATTCTATCCATAATACTTACTGGCGCTGAATTTAGGGTATCATGGATAACTCCTCTATATGGCATTGGAGAGTAGTATAAATTATCTAAATCTTTAAACTGACCTTCTACAGGTTCCATTTTAAGATAAACATCCTCTCCTATATTATATTTCCATCCTTCATGTATATATGGTATCCATCTCCAGTCAATATCTATATCTCCCATCTCTTTATTTAACTTATATCCATCTGGAACAACAGTTTCACCTATAACACCTGTTTGTTCATCTACATAGGTTAAAAAACCTATCTTCATTAGTGATTTCCATACAACATGGTATACCCTTATTGTTCCTTCAGAACTATTAATCAAGTTACTATTATCCCAATCAAAATAAACATCTTCGTTTTTTACCTCATAAGTCGCCTGTGAGTTTCTACTATATAAATCATCTATCTGCTTTGTTGTAAGGTCATTACCAAAGAATTTAACTATTTCTGAAGGATATAAATCAAACCATGCTACTTGCCATTCTGCATCCTCTAACATATTAGAATCAGATGATAATCCATAAGCAAAGTTTAAAGGATTAATAGGTTTTACTACTAACTCGTCATTAATAATTCCTATATACATAATACCATGAGATGATAATGCCTCATGTAATAATGCTGTCTGCAACTTATTTTCAACATTCTCTTTTTGAATAGTATAGTTAATAAGATGTTCACCAAGAACTTCTGCTACATCTTTATATTCTTTCTTAAAATATCTGTCAATATTTTCCGGTGTATTCTGTTGTATTTCTGCTTGGATTTGACTCTCTATCTGCTTTTGTTCATCAGGAGTTAGTTTTCTGCCTTTAAACTGCTCTTCATATTTTGTCATCACCTCTGCTTGCACATCTTGCATGATATATTGAGTGACATATTCATTTATCTTTTTAAATTTCAATTGTTCTTTTCTGTCAATAGAATCCTGACTAGTTGCAACAAGTCCGTATTCAAATGGTCTCATAGAGTCTATACCATTGAGAATCTTAATCTTTGTAGATACTATATCTCTATGTACTATATTTTTTTTGTTTATCTCAATACCATAGGGATTACAAAAAGAAATAAAATCATCTACATTTAGTTTCCCATTATATAAATCGTAGTTCACCCTTACATCCTGTTGTATAAATCTCCTAGATGACTTATTTACAAAATAGTCTATGTTATCTTTATACCATTGTTTATCATTAGCGTTCTTTTGTGATTGTGATATTCTTTGTTTTATTGCATTCATTTTTTAAATTTTACGTAAATTTTCAATCATCTCTTTTAGTTGGTCTATTGTCTTATTAGCTTCATAGTTTAATGAAGAACCATAGACAATATGTTGTTGTGATAAGTAAAACATTATCATAAAAAATGCTGATACTCTGTCTGTATTCAGCCTTCTATTATATCTAATTAGTTCCTGTAAGAAAGCAGGAGATATAATAGTTTCTATATTTGTTACACCTCTACCATCAATAAAATCTCTTTCTTCTAATAGCCAAGACTTAGTATATTTTTCTGCAGCACTTAGTAATGAACTAGTCATATGCATACCATATACTCTTTTTACCTTAGAATTGGCTATAACATTCTTTATTGCATCATCAGGCTGAGCTTCTAACATATCTAATTTTCTGTGCATTGCAAAATATGTTTTAACATCAGGAACTTCATTTTCATACATGATAGTAGCATTGTAGTACTCAGCTAACAATATTAACACCCTATTATATTCGTCAAATGTAGATGGTCTTCCAACATATTCAGCTACGATAGTATCATGTGTAGGTGTTAATACTTTACTTGTCTTATATACTAATGCTGCACCCAAAGAAGTTCCTATATCTTGTCTATAAGGGTCATATCCAATTATATATAATCCTTTTGGAGCATTAGGCATTGGCTGTTCCCATATTATTGGACAGCCAGTATTATCGTCATAAGGCTTAAACTCATATAAAGGATTTGTCTCATTTTTTAAGTCAGGTTGCACTATTAATACACCATCTTTATCTCTGCTTAGTATGACAGGCTGTCCTTTCTTTAGGTAAATCTTGGTGCTAAGAACTTCTGATAATCTATTTTGTAATTCTTTTACAGGAAAGTCATTCTTACTATGAATAGCAAATGCTTCTGTAGGATTTAATGCATGTTCTGCTGCTCTTCTATTTATCATGTCTGAGCTCTTAGACTTATTATAAATGTTGTTTCTTATAGCCAACTCTGAATTGATAGCTTCAACAATATTTGAATTACCTTGACTATCATAATATCCTTCTTTATTCCAGTATTCAGGATGAAAAAAGCCAACTTGTTCAGTCTCTGAGTCTTTATCCCAGATATTTACAAATGGCATAAAACCATATAGCTCTGGTTCTCTATACATATCAGAAAAATCTATTGTTCCTGATTCCATATCACCGCTTGTTCCAAAGAGGATAAGTTGTCCTGTAACATATTTTCCTGCTTCTAATGAAGGTTTACTTACCTCAACAACACTCTTAAGTAGTCCGGGAGCTCCAAATACTCCTGCTTCATCAATGATAGAATAATAAGCATCTTTACCACGACCAGCATCTGGGTTATCTTTATATATTACACGAGAAATCTCAGACATATATCCTTTCTCTATATACATTCCATTTTGATTCTCTAAATAAGATGCTCTCACATAATCATTTCTATTTACTACATCTCTATTTTTCTTAAATCCTGTATGCTCATTATAAAAGTTTAACATCTTCAATGTCTTATCCATAGTGTCATTAGCATATTTACTTTCATATGCTCCTATTAGGCAAAGAGAGTTTCTTACAGTATTATATGTATTAGCCACTATAGACGCAATCTTAAATGAATATCCCCTTCTTCTGGCTTTTGCAATTATCATATGTTTATTCCCAGCAAGGTTTTCATCAGAAATCTTAATGTTCAATCTCAACTTCTCATATTCAGATTTTTCTATTCCTTTCCTCGCTATATCTAATGCCCAAAAGAAGTTGTAATCACCATCCCAAAAATCAGGAAAGCTGACTACTTTTTTCTCAGTCTTAAAGTCTATCCTTTTTATCCTAGTAAAGTTTAAGTAAGCATAATGATGTCCAGTAATTTTTGCTCCACCTACTGAATATCCGTTTATACATCTATTTAACTGTTCTTCCCAATAATCTTTCCATCCTTGACTACCATATGGGTCAGGAATATAATATCCATTTTTCAGAAAATTTTTTGCTTCTTCTGAAAAATAGGATGAATTTATCCATATCCCATCACTATTTCTTATTTCTTCTGACAAAACCTACAATTCCTTTTTTGTTATTATTTAATTTCTCAATCTCATATTCATAATGGAAGGTCTCACCCTTATCAGAGACAGATAAACCAAAGAGAGGCTTGTCCATAGTATTTCTAAAGATAATGCTTGTTATAATCCTTTTTTCCTTATTGCTGTCTGTAATAAGATTAACAACGTCTCCTAACTGATAATTCGTTTTTATTTCCATTATTATTATTTTTCAAAATAGTTAATATCTTTATTTCCTCTCACCTTATTACTCTCAAAATTCTCTTTCTGAACTCTCTCTTTTAATTTCTGTAAAGATGCTAAGACATCGTTTGACTCTTTTAATGCTTTAGAGATATCACTAGGTTTATATACTGCTGCACCTGCTTTTGTTCTGTCATTAAAATCTACTGTCTCTAAAAACTTTCTTAACTTCTCAATAGCGTTAATGTTCGCCTTATAAAACCTTAATGATACGCTGGCATTATCTCTGAATTCAATATATTTATCTACAGCGTCTAAAACTACTTTATCTGGTTTCCATTTAGTATCTCCAAATAGGTCAAGTATTATCTTTGCTTCTTTTACACCTTCTTCATACTCAGCATAAGGATTAGTATCTAGATAAGAATGTAAAAACTCAATGTAAGATAATTCTTTTATAGCAGTATCTTTATATTTACTCTTGTCTCTATCCCACAGTATCTTGAACTCACTTACTCTTAAGCACTCGTCAGTAGGATATACCTGATTTTCTCTTATATAAAATAGTTTCATTCTTCTCTTAAATGAGGATGAATATGTTTTGACAAACCTTCATTTTCTCTTAAATGCAACAACTTATCATAAGTCTCCAACATTCTTAAAATTCTGTCTTTTGCTTCTTTTGTAAGATATTTACGCGAAACAAAATAGTTTAACATTATCTCTATTGAAGGCATCATATTTTTAATCTTTCTTAATGTGCTTAAAATTATATATTCATATCTTATTCTTCTTCTACGCTGATAATAATATGAATTATCATCTATCCAATATTGTATCCTGCGTAAAATGTTATCTATTACATCAAGCCTATGTATTATCTTACCAGTTTCATCATTGCGATCTTCTTTAAAGTTTGCTACCATCTGTCTTAAGTTCTGATATATGTATAATGTTGCTCTTACAATAGAAAAATGTAAATCTGCAACATGACGTATAGGAAGAAATGACGTCTTTTGCATCTCTACGGGATTATTCATCATATAACTAAAATACTCAAATATCCCATTAAGTACTATCTCTAATCCATGTCTATGATCAATATTATTTATATCAAAATTTTTTGCTTGAGGATGTTTATGAAGCTTATTGACTATTTCATCTTTATACTCATCAATAAAATCCTTTATAATATCATATTTACCTATAAACATACTAAAAACCCCTCTTTAACCTAAAATAATACTCCTGCGTATTCTCAGGTATTAACAACTGATTCACTTCCCCTGTATCCCCATTTACTATTACCCCATTCTTTATCATCTTACTCAAATAATTAAACAACGAAGACGACGATAAATTTAATATGTTCCTTATATACTTCCTGTAATTCCCCTTATACTTCTTTATTAAACTCTCTGTAAAATTAAAATATAATAACCTCGATAATACCAACATCTCCTTATTTGTTAATTCTACTGGCAATAAAGCATTTATCAACTTTAAATGTGTTAAATAAAAATCAGATCCCTCTATCTCTAATTCCTTCCTTATCATCCTACTTTTTTCCCCATAGTGATTCGACATTAATATAAATATTTATTAATTTCTATTAAATTTATATTAATCCCTATTAATTCCATTAAACTATTTACTAATTTTTTAACAATAAAGTATTTTGTAAACCCTGCCTCACTATTTTTAAGCAAAATTCACAAATCTACCAATAAAATGTTAAAGTAAACCAATTTCTAATCAGGCGGTTTAGGCTTTCTCTTATCATTATCTAGGATTTCTTCTCAACTATTGACTCACTTTTGACTTATTACTCAACTTATTACTCAACTTACTATTCAACACTCATTTAACCTCTTTCAACTTACCTAAATAATGACTTAGATATATCCATTATCCTGTCACTCCCCTGGACCTGAGTATCAACTACTATAGTCTCTACCCTAATGCATTACTTACTTCCAG